GCCATATGGCGCGAGCAGTAATAGGATTATCCTTCCCCTGAACTTTCATAGGAGGTTCGCATGGATCGCAAGAGATCTAAAGATATCATCGGCTCGTACTCTCGCACCGCCTTTCGGCGTCGTAAGAGAACTACCGGACAATGGACGGATGTTGACTCAGGTAAGACCTTTACGGCCCAATACCTGGAAAGACATTCTTTCTCTGATAACTTTAGAACTCCACTAGACTATAACCCTTGTGACCATTCGGTCATGAAGGTTAGACATCTCTACGGTTCTCTTGAACAACCGGCTATTTCCCCACTTGGCACTTACGATCGCTATAATTGCGATCTGTGGCAAGTTCTTGACACTTACGACCCTGCTATAGGGTTCGTATCTGTATCTGGGAGTGAGTCGGAAAGTCAATTGGCTGACCGAGCTGTCAAGTCTATGCTTTCTGGTTTGAAACCACAAGTTAACGTATACAATATGTTAATCGATTTGGTTTCATTCCGTGGCCTATTCAAGTCTTCTATAGCTAGCACCTTTGAAAAGGGGCTATATAGAAGGAAGAAACTACCTAAGACTCCAAAAACGCGTCAACAGTTCTATAAACTGTCGCGCAAAAGAGGGTTAGAGGGTTATAAGCAATTTTATCGGGATTTATCTTCCGACTATCTTGCTTTTAGTTTTGGATGGGTTCCATTGCTATCTGATCTAGACACACTATGCAAAATCCACCAAAGGATTGCAAAAGTGAAGATAGAAAAGGTATCGCGTCTGCCAATCCATATCCATGGACAGGCATTAACGAAACAGTACGAAAAGACTGTTGCATGGAGAGCAAATCCGGCTACCGGATGCTATATCAAAGATATAGCTACACGTGGTATCCACGTGTCCGCGTCGGCTGTGTACTACTGGAATAACTCAACCCCTTTGTCAAGGGCTGAGGAAATCAGTATGTATTCGAATATGCTTGGTTTACATTGTGTTGCTGGTGCCATTTGGGAGGCCATTCCTTTTAGCTTTGTTGCTGATTGGTTTGTACCTGTTTCCCAGATTATGGATTTAATTGACGATAACGTTGATTATTACCATCCCCAGCTCGATTTTGTAAGACAAGGCTATTCGATATGCGATCGCCAGGAGACAACAAGATTATACGGACTACAGAACTGTGGGAACCCAGAGCTTTACGGCGATGGTATTCCTGCTAGAACTATAGTTACTAGATCTAGGTTTAAGCGTACGGTCATCACTGACTTATGTGCTTATTCCAAGAATCTCCGCAGTCCAACTGGTCTCACGACCAAGAGGACATCCTATGTTTTGGCCTTACTAGGTCAAAAGACACGTTAAACCTTTTTAGAGGAGTCGTATCATGGATATGACAATCACCATTACCGCCCCAGTGGGTGGTAATAGAACCTACGGCGTGAGTTCTTTATCGGAAAATAAATCGATGAGAGCTGCACGCGAACCGGCGCCTACTGTTCCTGAAACACTGACCATTTCACATGCGTCAGCATCAGGTTCCCGGCGTCGATCACTTGTCAAGCTAGATAAATCTTACGTAGGCGCCGATGGCGTTACGTATAAGGCATCTTTGCAGCTTGTACTCGATCGCCACGTGGCATCTTGTACAGAAGCGACAAGTGATCATCTCATTGAACAGCTCGGTGTCCTTCTTGGAACCGAAACGTTCACTGATCAGCTGTTAAACGGCGAGGTATAGTGTATACCTTTCTCCGAGAGCTCGTTGCTCTCATACCGTTTACCGTTGGCTCTATTCTTAATCGAATATCCACACGCGGTAGACGTTTGCGAGGTAGGACGAATCATACTTCAAGACGCAAGACCGTTAACTGGGAGGCAGGACCATCTAGTTTGAATACTAGGGGTTCAACGCCAAGTACCAGTTCTCGTAATCTGCATATTGAAATTGATTCGGATGAATTACAATAGTAATATTGTAAACATCTCCTTATTCGCAAGGTGCATTGTCGAGAAAATGATACGGCTAGGAAGGACGACTTTTTGGAAAAAAGTATCTCTAACAGCCTATTCCCATGTATATGGGAATCTCTTGCTCATTATTATGAGCCAATGCTTTCCGAACGAACTATCGCTTCCATCCTTCGGATGGGTATTAGTCGTGGTGTTCCCTTTTGGACCAAAGAATTACCATTAATTGGTAAGCATCTCTTACTCTGTGTTGAATCACAGAATATTGATGCAAATTCTGATGTTTTAGAGGGACATTTCAGACGAACACCTGAGGGATTACCTGTGGCGTTTCAAGAGTGCTATAAAATAGTACTTGCTACAGCCCTAGGAGCGCGTGGTTATAGTGATGCTTATCAAGCTAAAGCTATACAGTGTGTATTGCAACTTACCAAGTTGTTCTATAAGACTGACGTACCACTACCAAAAGATGTTACTCTACAATTAGAGCAAGTTTCTTGGGATAGATTTAAGAAAATAAATCTAGACTTAAAGAACTTGGATGTTCGTCGCGATGACGAGCATATCCGTATTGCACGGACTTTGATTCACCGCATTCTCGCTGGTTCTGATCCATCTAAGATCAAACCACGACATGGTAACGGTGCTGTTGCCGAGGGTAGTACCCTCAAGACAGATAGAAGGTGGATCCATCCATATATTACTTGGGATAAGAAATTGGACGCAGTATTTCCGTATTCGGAATATGCTGTGACAAATCTTAATCACCTAGTAGATACTTTGGACTTTGCATCTGAGTGTGCAAACAGTATACCCGCCCGAGTCGTGTTTGTCCCAAAGGACAGCCGCGGACCTCGGATGATATGTACTGAACCATCTGGAAAACAATATATCCAGCAAGGATTGATGCGTCTACTATATAATATAATAGAGCAAAAGATCTTTACTGTACAATTGGATTCCGTAACTCAGCGTATACGCCTCGTTGAACACATTAATCTTGCTGATCAGCAACATAATGGTTCAATTGCGGAATTAGGCTCTATATCAAGAGCCTATGCTACGCTGGATCTAGCTGATGCAAGTGACACTTTATCAGTGGAACTTGTTGAAGCCCTCTTCCCTAGTGATTGGGTCGAGGCTTTTAGAGCAGTGAGAAGTGAGACATGTGCTTTTAATGGGGAAGAGATAAAACTCTACTCATTCACCCCAATGGGTGCAAGCATATGCTTCCCAGTCGAGACATTGGTCTTCTGGGCACTCACTGCAGCGATAACGCGAAACCCTAACGAGGTTTTCGC